TGATAAGAAGCAAACATCGCAGGAAGATGTCCCTTGTTCCACTTTGTATCAGTCTGATATCTTAATCGTTTATAGTTGGCAGTGTTCCATTGAGTCATACGATCAACAGTTGCCAACTCGAAGTCAGGAAACTCATTCATGAGAATCCAAGCAGTTGGAAGATAGTATGTATTACCATACAACCAACACAACCACAACTTTTGTTCATCGTTATGTTCGTATCTTTTGTTTAGGTAGTTCGTTGCCCATACTGCTGGATCGCAATCGTCATATTTTAATGACCAAGCATACCAGCGAATGAACGCTTCCCTACGATTTTGTTCTAATCTATAATCAAGCATACCATCTCTTAAATGAGAACTCTGGAACATCCCAGCATAACTGGTTTTCCCATCTTTCGTTTTTATAAAACAATTCGTCTTTAATATCTTTTAAATTTACAATGGCATATGTGCCAGTGAATAACCCAATTAGAAAACAATAAGATGCGCCATCGTGTTTTAATGCGTGATCAACCTTATGTCTTTTAATAGTTGCCTTACCCTCACCAGTTCCACACTGAACATCAATACGAACATCAGCAGTTCTATCAATCAAATCTGCATCACCTGTTCTCTTAAATGTATCAATGCTTGTTAGATCATCTCCACCATTTCTTTCGAGTTTACCCAATATCAATTTATCAATAATAAATGGAGTAAATATCTTCTCAGATAGGTAACCAAGCATCCAATTATAATAAACAGCTTCCATTGCACGACCATTGTTTCTCATACGAGGAAGAATATTGTTATTCTTAATCTGCATAAAAGTATCAATGATATCTTGGCTAATATTTCCTTCATATGGAACAGATAATTGCTGATTGATTTTAGTAAAGATACTATCCAAACGAGAATTTTGTTTTTGAATCAATGTCCAGTTTGGCTCTTTAATATCTTTTGCTGAAAGATACTTTTGGAATTCATCTTTGCGAGTGAATCCCATTACCTTACGATATTCTTTGGTCATACTAAAAACTCTTCCAACGATGGCTGTTCCATCAATGCTTCTCTCAACCATGCTTTACCAACTGCAGTAATTGCTGTCTGCGTTTTGGCTTTCTTCTTCTCACCCCACTTGTACGCTTCTAAACCTTCAGCACGGAATTGATCTCTGGCTTTGTATGGTGGTAATGCTTGAAGTGGATTCACAATGGCAAAGTCACGATAAGCAATCTGTTCTGTTCTAGTTGGAAACAATGGTTGGTCTGAACGAAGTGAACCTGTTGGATCTACTGCCCACCAAATCAAACCATTCTTGTAATGCCATGTAACTGAAGAAGGAGTGCAAGACATTTTTAGTCGAGTCATCTTTCTTTCTTTCACAGCATAATCAATCCATGCATCCCAACACTTTGATGCGTAACCCTTACCCTCATTTCCTTCAAGTGTAACAATCTCGTAAAGATTACTATAACCATCTCGATTGAATGTTGCAAAGATTAGCGAAACAACTTCACCATTAACTTCATAAGCCATCGGTGGTGCTTTGTCATAGTTATGAAAGCGATACCACAATGAATGTGCAGCCGATAAGAACTTGGTGTTCTTACCAGCTGGGCTATTTTTAATTAACTCTTCAACTCTCGTTGAATTAACAAAGTTCATATTGTAAGTCCACCGCATCTTCAATAACTTCTTTTTCAATAGTCATTGCTAGTTGGTCATCAAATGTAATATAATGGTTCATCAAAGTATTAATCGGGAATCCTGGAACGAATGCTCGTTTTGGAACATCAGCAGTAGAAGTAATTATACACCCATTTGAGATAGATGTCAAATATAATGGTCGTTTACCATTGCGATAGAATCTAATAACTTTATCAACATGCAACTCCACGACTGCAAGACTAGAATCTTTCCAACGGAGCAGTGGACTGATGCAATCTTCTGCAGTATGTAAAATCAATTCAGTATCGTTTTTAGTTTCGCAATCATAACCATAGAGTTCTTTCCACTTCTCAGGTAACTCTTGAGTGATAACACCATTGTGGACTACTGAAAGATTCTCATTGGCAATTGGTTGATTGAATTCTAAATCACTGGTACTATAACGACAATGACCAATTAGATAAAGACTACCATCTTCATTGACATAACTTGGAAAGTTAAATGGGAATTCATCGGCAGGTACTGGTCGTTTCTCAGTGATAATCTTTCCATGTTTAACATAGGAGATTCCAGTGGCATGCATCCCTCGAATCTTAGACTCAAGAAACACACGATGCAGCATTAAGAAATCCTCTGCACGAGGTTCTTTAATAATTGCTCCAATTACGCTACACATTAAAAGAATCCTTCAAGTGAGTTTGCCTTTTCTGCTTCTGGATGATACTTTATTAGAGTATCACGACCAAGTTTAGATTCGAGGTATTCATACCACTCATCTGATTCCCACATTGCTGGGCTAACACCATTCCAAAGATGTCGTTGTGAACCATCTTCATATTTCTGGTCTGGATGTTCTTTGTTAAGTCTTCGTTGTTCAACAAAGTCATAACGACAATCTTCATATTGTTTAGATCCCAACTCAAGCATCTTCTCACGGAAGTAAACAACCAATGAAATTCTTTCTGCTACTTCATCGAGCAGTTCAATCTGAGTATTGCCATGCATTACTTCATGATTGTTAATGAGTAACAAATCTCCAGGTCTTGGATTAACAGCAACACGATACTCTGGCGCAACCAAATAACAACCTTTGTAGTTACCATTGTTTGTTAGAGTTAATAGATTAGAAAGACCATCAGTAAAATCACCTGCGTCAAAGTGACATGCAGTTCTGAAAGACTTATTAACAGTCACAGTTGTAAATGGAGTTTCAGGAACTAAGAATGCAGGATCTAGTTTCTTTGCTGCTTCCATCTGATTATTATATCGCCATGGCAACAAGTCTTTGAAACCTTGTGCAAGTTGCTGAAGGAATGGATATGACATCGCAAATTTTGCTGGCTCACGAGCAGTATAAGAAGTTGCACGACCATAAGGAATGCGTGGATAACGATCAAACCAACCAGCAATACCAGACATAACACCATTGGCATAGGTAGTTGCACAAACATATGCTTTCTCTACTCGTCTTGCTTCAGCAATCATTTCAGATGCATCTAACTTACGAACTTTCTCGACCCACTCATTGAAGACAAAGTTATCTTTCTTAACTGCTTGAATGCCCCAAACATTATTTCTTGTGGATGGTTTATCAGTTTTACCTTCATGCTTGGCTTTGATTGCATCAATTGGATCTCCATCCAAAGATGCTTTTGGATTTAAGAAATAGTCGATAATTTCTGATTCATATTCAGTGACCCACTCACGATTACCCAACTTCTCTGCTCTTGGACCTGCAGCCATACCTCTGTTTTGAGTTTCAGTTGCTGCCTCACGCAAACCAATATATGCTTGGTCTTGTTGTTCCTTTGTAAAATAATTCTTACGGAACTTTAAAACGATTCTCTCTTCAGAGTATGTCAACTCTGGATGTCCAGGAATTTCTGGCATATAAACATCACAGTCCTCTTCAATGAGGAAATCATAATGACTCTCATCTGGGAATTGTCCCAACATATGAGTCATATCATGTTTCTGTTTTGCTACGATTACCTTAGTCATATTCTCTCCTAAAACTTAAATCCTTCGAACGATTCTGCTTTTTGTCTGCGACCAAAATTACTCTTGTCAAACATTGGTTCATCGTCATCACTCTTTCCTGAATCACTTAGCGTTTGTGCCGATGCTTCTACATCATACAGTTTCATCTTCGCTCGATCAACTCCAATAACAAATCTCTTATAAAATCCTGGATCGTTATATCGATTCTTCAACTGTTTGACAATAATCTGATTCAAACCTTCCAACTCTTCATTGCTGACCAAAGCAAACATAAAGTCAGCTGTCGCTGGCAAACCAAAAGATTCAGAGGTATCTTCAAGTCCTGGATCCGAGTTTGTGAATCCAGAACGAGTTGTTTGAGTGGCTGATACAATGGGAACATTATACTCAACTGCCAAACCTCTTAACTCTTCTGCAATGCTCTTAATATATGTATAAGAGTTAATACTTCCACCTTGCTTCATTCGTTGACTCGCACAGATATTGAGATAGTCAATGAAGATAATGTCAGGTTTAAATTCTCGTTTCAACTTTAGTTCTTCTAGCAAAGCACGAAAGTGACCAGAGTGAGCACCAGCAGTTGGGTATTCTTTGACAATCAATTTACCTGTAGTTTTATTCTTAATCTTGGCAATACGATTTTCGTAGATATCCCTGTCAATAACTTTCAGTTCATCCATGGTTAGGTTCAGAAGATTCGCATCAATCCTTTCAGCAATACGCTCTTCTGCCATTTCCATAGTTATGTATAAAACATTTTTACCTTGGACTAGGCAACCAGCACCCACATGGCACATGAACAAAGACTTACCAACACCAGTGCCAGCCAACGCAATGTTAAGTGTTTTCTTCGAGA